ATAGGAGGGAACACCTTCTGCATGCTCTCTTCAATGTCAGACATGCGTCCACTGAGGGTGGCATTAAGTACCATAGCTTTCTCCATGTCTAACATGAAGCCATTGTCTTCCATGCCACGGCAGATGATGGCAACATCATGCTCAAGCTGAATACTTTGTAGGGAAAACCCTTCCTTCACCATCACTGTTGTCAGGTGGTTGTACAAATTCTCAAGCAGCAATACATCCTGCTCACAGTAGATAGCCATGCTCTCAGTGTAGCCACCATCAAATGCAGTGTAGCCAATCTTGTGATTGCCTAAGCGATAGCCCCATGCCTCTAGGCTGTGTGGACTAGGGGCTTTGCCCTGCTCAGGAATAACAATGTCAATGTCAGGTTTGTACAGACGAGACATCACCAGTGTATCCACTAGTTTGTTGTCAGGAATGCCAACACCCCATACCTTCTTCAGGACAGGAGCATCAAAGCCAATGATGTTGTGGCCTACCACTTGCTCACCATCTAAATATTGTTGCAAGGTGTCGGCTTCCCGCCAGTGCCTTACCTCACCAGTGGTGTTGTGCTTAGTAACACACAACCAAATGGTGTCATGTTTCAGGTTTGTCTCTATGTCTAAGAAGATCATCGTCCTTGTCCTTATCATTTTGTCGGAGATTGTTTACATCTATCGACTGTTTGTAATCTTCTACTGAGTCTTTGCCAAAGATGGCATTCCATCTAGTAGCCCACTCATCATCAGCTATTGTTCTGGGACGCTGAGTATGTCCCTTTCCCCCATCACTCATCGTAAAACTGCCACACCACTACAGGTGTGTCCTTTCCTATGTAAGCATTCTCAATATTAAAGTCGATGTATTCAACGGCTTCATCATGAGACATGCCATCTCTAATTGTTAACTGCTCTACCATCTTGTCACTGTGGTAGACCAGTACATCAACACGTTCATTACCATTCCATATAGATGCCATACCTAATATGGCACTATCAAATCCATCCCACTTCTTCATAGCATAAGTCCTTCCATTGTTGAATCAATCTCGAACATTCTGCCAGTGTCTTTGTTATAAAGCAAGCTGCAAGCAGGACCAGTCTGTCCACTGTAGCGGTTCTTCAACACCCTCACCTTGGTGGTGTTACGCTCAACAGGATCATCAGCCTGACCATTCCTCTCTAGCGATATCACCATGTCACTAAGCTGTGCAATGGCAGCACTGCCTCGAAGTTGAGCTAGGCTAGTGGTTGCACCTTCCTCATGTCCCTTGTCTGATGGACGCTTGAGGTGGCTAACAATGATGAGGGCAATGCTAGTTTCCTGTACAAGCATGCGAAGCTTGGTCATGATTTCGTCAATGGCCTTACGTTCATCGCCATTGTCCTGACTAGACACAATAATGGACAAGTGATCTAGGAATACATACTTACATCCCAGTCCCTTAGCCATGTACTTGACACGATTGACAATGTTCTCAATGGCTGTCGATCCAAAGTGATCAAAGAAGTACAGGCGACCAGTGCCTAGTGTCTTATCGAATGCATCCTTTCGTACTACTTCAGATACTTCAGATGTTGGTAGGTGCAGGGGTGTATCAGCAGCAAGGCTCATCATTGACAGACTAGTCTTACGCACACTCTCTTCCAAGAACATCAGGCCAATGTTGTCACTGCTGTTCTGCAACAAGTGCCAAACAATTTCTCGTAGGGTTTGGCTCTTACCCAGTCCACTACCTGCTGTGAATGTAACTAGTTCACCTGCTCTGATGCCATAGGTAATGTCGTTCAGTCCCTTCCAAGGATAGAAACAATCTGCTGCTTCCATTGGTGTAGACACTAGTTCCCACAACCCAGTGCCACTGACAATACCATCAGGCACGAATGGCTCTGCTGCCCACCATCTAGCTACGAATGCAGCTTCTTTGTTATCTGCAAGCCACTCGCATGCATCCTTGTATGAAGGGTCTGGTTTAAATATCTTGCACTTACTGCCAAACAATTCAGCAACTTCCTTCGCTGCCTTCTGTCCTGCCTCATCACCATCAAAGCACAGCACAATGTTTTCAAAGCTGTTGATGTATTCGTAGTTTGCTTTAGCATCCTTCAATGCACTACCTGCACCTGTGCGTATAGACACGACAGGGTATTTACTACCTGTCAATTGGTATGCTGCCAATGCATCGAACTCACCTTCAGTGATGGTGAGATACTTACCATTAGATGGATACAGATGTTGTCCAAACAAAGTACCCTTGCTCCATCCACCTACAGTGGTGAACTTCTTATCCTTCACTTCTCTACGCTTAGCTGCTACCAGTTGGGAGTTGCTGTCGTAATAGGGGAAGTAGTAGAAACCCTCATGGCGTACAACACCATAGCGTTCCATTGTGGTTTTGTTAATGCGTCTGTCTGAGACACTCACACTAACGCCTTCGTTGTAGCTTTTAATAAAGCTACTGGTGTCCTTGGTATCACTGTCTACATCAATCACTTCTAGTCTTTCATTGTTGGTTGATGGGATGTATGTATCACATACAAAACATTTGGTGGACATGTCTTCGTTCAGTGATAAACCATCACTGCTTCCGCATGTCTCACAAGGTAGGTGGGTTTTTAGAAATGCCATAGCCCTTGTAAGTTATTTTGTTGGTCTTTAATACTTGTTCGTATCCGTTAAACAGCTTAGTCATTCTAGCATCGTGTAGGCTGTGTAGTCCAATTAATAAATTGGCAAGCTCGTCTTCATCAGGTTGCTTCTCTCTGTCCATTAACACCCACAAGATGGAGTCAATGTCTTCCTTGGTTATCCAAGCTGCCATGATGAGGTCTTCTAATTCATGTAGTTTCATTTTCTTTTTCTCCTATTGTTATGAATGCTCCTATCCAAACCATTCCAAAGACAATACAGATAGGCCAATATAGCCACGGAGGTAAGAACTCTATTGCAGCAGATATCACAAAAGGAACTGTGACTATCAACCAAGTTGCGGTTTTTTTAATTTTACTCATTTCGCTGCCTCCATATACAAGCCCACATTACCCAGTGCATAACCAACAAAGGCTATGCCTAGCCCAGTGTTACCCTTGAACAGCAGATCAACAGCCACCACTGCATAGACAACACCAACAATTGCAATCAGCCAAGCACTCATACATCCACCTTGAATTCTTTTAACACTCGCACAAGGGAGTTAATAAGTTCCCAGTCTTGATCTTCAGCATCATGCTTCAGTTCATATTTAAGTAACCACTCAAGCTGTTGAACAACAACAGCCTCTTGTTCCATTTGATTTAGTTCCATATCAGTCCCATAAACTTTGATAGTATTTTCCAAACAACCTGAAAGCATTTTTCATCCTTGCATCGTGTGCCTTGATGCCTTCAAAGTCAACCTTAATCTTACCAATCTGTTCTTCCAATGGTGCTTTACTATCCACTTCGCTGTGGTCATAAAACTTATCTGTTGATTTATCATCAACAAGTTCACCAAAAGCCCAGATCATTTCATCCATCACCCAGTCCCATCGCTTGAACCAATATTCATCAGTGTCCCATTCATTCTCTTTAGGTGGTGCTGATGTACTCTGTAACTCCTCAGGTACATCCTCATCATCTACATGTGGACCACCATGCTTCGTTGCATGAAGCTGCTTAAGCATAGGCAAGATGAGTAATGACAGAGTATGATCCATTGACCAAGTGTCGTACTTGTCAATCTTCACATACACCATACGCTTATTCTTCTCATGCATCCACTGAAGGAAGTTGCCTAGCCATGTATTGCTAAGCCACTCACCCCACTGCTCTGCCTTAGCTTTGCTAACACCTAGCTTTGTTGTTAGCTCAGCCAGTTGGTATGGTCCAAACCAGTTGGGATACTTCCCTATAAACACTTTCATACCAGTCCCCTATTCAAATAGTTAATTGCTTTGTTCAAAATATTAGTGCTATCGTTAGCTTTACCTAACAAGTTATTACAGTTCATACATAGAAGACCTCTAACTTTATTTGTAGTGTGACAGTGATCAATGTGTAAAGCTGTTTCAACAGAGGCTGATGGCCCTCTCTTAACATCTTCTTCATGTGTCTCACAAATAGCACATCTAAAGTTTTGTTCTTCTCTCATCCTATCGTAGTCACTTATTGTTAATTTATATGTCAAAAGAAGTTGCTCTCTTCTTTGTTTATATTTAACAGGACTATCTCTTCTTTTTTGTAGAGTCTTTTCTCTGTGTTTTAAATAACTTTGTTTCTTCTGCTGCTTAATATGTTCTTTATTATTCTCACGAAATAACTTCTTAGATTTTTTAGTGCATGAAATACAGCACCATCTAAGTCCGTCCTTCCGTGAGGAATCTTTATAAAATAAAGAACTATCTAGCAGTTGTTTACACTTCTTACACTCTTTCATTACCTTCTCCTAAGTACTCCTAACGATGTAGGTGTACTCAGTTATAGTTTAAGTCTTTCGTATAGTCAAGTGTTCCCCTCATTTCCTGTGCTATTGTTGCACTGCGTAGGGTATTCTTAATATAAGGTGTCAGACTTTGTGGTGTTGAGTGCCCAGATATAGCCATGATATTAGGCAAAGGAATGGCAGCTTCTACCATCTCTGTGATGGCTGTCCTTCGCAAGTCCTGCAACACTAGGTCACTAGGTATGTTTGCATCAGCCATGATTTGCTTAGCCACCCTCGATAGATTGAACAAGCTGTAAGGTAGTAAGCCACCCTTCCTATCAGGAACATTGGATGGTGCAATGTATTGCTGCCAACCAAACTCAGCATGCTGTTGTCTCAGCATTGTTAGCAAGCCTTGGCTTGTTGGAATAGTCACCCTAGACCTACGCTTGCTTTGTTCCAAGTGCAACACACCCTTCTCTAGATCTACCTGATCCCATCGTAGCTTACGCATGTCACCCATACGCTGTCCATATTCATAACCCATCTGCACAATGAGTCCTACATTCCTCCACTTGAATGTGGAGTAGGCAGTGTTCATGAAGGCTCTAACATCTTCCCTAGTCCATACAGTTCTGCGAGGTTTGTCTGCCCTTCGTAGCACCTTGCTGAATGGATTGTGTGTGATGTAGCCATGACGGATAGCGAAGTTGAATAGCAATCGATACACTGCCAAGGTATGGTTAGCTAGGCTAACACTATGCTCAGCATGTGTCTCGTATATCTTCTGACAATGAGGTGTGACTAAGCTACCAAGCTTGCATTGATACAGAGGAATGCCGTTAGCTTTGCTATCTTTCCATCCCTGTAGGTAATAGATGTAGTCATGCTGTGCTTTAGCACTGAGCTTTGTATAAGTGATGTTGTTCTTATACGCCTTGACTAGGTCAACCACCTTCGTATCTTCTGAGATGTGCTTGAGGTAACGAAGTTCCTTACGCCAGTTGTCTAGCTTAGCATTTAGTTCTTCAGCTAAGGCAAAGGCTTTGTCCTTGTCAGTGCCAAGCACTGTGCGTTGAACAACACCTGCATCCACTGCATCCTGAGGTGGGTTGTATCGCCACTTGGTTATGCCTTCGGCTGCCTTAGCCAGTGTTACATAGCGAGGCAGGGTCATGCTTCCCTCTCCTTCATCATCAAGTCAGCCAACTTATATGCCCTCGAAGGAATCTCTTCATCCTTAAGAACCCAGTTGCTACCAAGCATAGCTTGCATAACTCTAGTTGCAAAGTAGTCACGCAAGGTCATGCCATCACTACCTAGTCCTGTATAGGGGAATGCTTGTTGAGGCTCAATGTCTTTATCACTCATCTTGTTTCCTTTTCTTAGGCAGTGCTGCCCAGTGTGTCCAGAAGTTGTCTTCATTGTGTCCGTAGTATTCACCATACACAGCCACCCCATACTTGCTTAGCAGTTGCACCTTCCTACTGCGGGGACAACTCTCAATGTCTTCCCAAAAGTATTCAGTGTCCACTGCTACAGTGCCATCCTTGTTACATTCAATTGCCATCCTCACCTCCCAGTGCATAGAGCTTTTCAGCCATGTCAATCAAGTCATCCTTCTTCACTAGCTTGTCAAGCCAACGAGTAGGGATACCCCTTAGTCCATACTTACGCCCTGCCAACATGCCAGTCACTGCACCGACAGTATCAGCGTCATAGCCCTTGTTGACAGCCATGACTAAAGCTTTCTCAAAGCTTGAGGTTTCTCTCACACATTCCCATGCCATGTTGTATGTATGCATGATGGTTCCTGTGGAATAAGGATCACGATAGTGCTTGAGATAGTCAAAGTCATCCTCTGCCTTACCCGACATAAGCTCAGCAACAAACCCTGCAATGTAATGAATGGTGTCTGCATTACCATGTGTCATCACTGACACAGCAACACTCTGTGCCACAGCATTAGGCATGTTGTTGTGATTGGCTAACACAATGGGAGCTACTCGCATGATAGATCCATTACCACTGGCATCAAAGCTACAGCTACCTGCATAGGGATGAGTCACTGCCA